GCCAATCCTGCAACCTATGAAGCAGGACGCAGCAATCAGCATTCCTCGGCAGGTTAACCTGGACGTTCGGCCGCCGGTGGCGACCAGTCTAGGACCTGTGTTGGAGGGAGCTGCTCTACCCCACACTGACCCGCATGACCCTTTGACCTCGGTGGCAGGTGTGATCAAGCGAGCCGCGGTGCGGACACCTGTCGTCAATGTAAATAAGCTGCATAAACTCCGGCGCTTTGTCCGCAGATGGTGTGAGCGTAATCTGGTACCACTGGACGCTGACACTGATTTGAGTGTTGAGGCTTGGCTGGCCAAGACGAATTATCCCTTATGGCGAAAGAAAGAACTGCTCGAGAAGTGGGGACGTGTAATGTCCATTTGGGAGAAGAGGTACCACGCTGTTAAGGCGTTTCCGAAAGATGAAACTTACGAGGCTCTGAAACATACCCGCGGAATCTACTCACGAACGGATGAGTTTAAGGTTGCGGTTGGTCCGATGTTCAAAGCCATAGAGGAGGCCCTCTATAAGCACCGTAGTTTCATCAAACACGTCCCAGTTGCGGAGCGAGCGAAGTACATTTATGACCTATTGTATAGAGAGAATGCTTCGTTCGCGCAATGCGACTACACGGCTTTCGAGGCGCTTTTCAGTGCTCAGATCATGGATTCGGTGGAGTTTGAGCTCTACCGTTACATGACTAGCAAAATTCCGGGAGGACTGGAGTTTATGCGCTTGGTCGAAACAGTGCTTGCAGGGCTAAACTGGTGCGAGTATCGAGACTTCTGGGTCGCCCTCTTCGGGACGCGGATGTCGGGTGAGATGTGTACGTCATTGGGCAATGGGTTTACGAATCTTATGCTCATGTTGTTTGTTCTTGAGGAAAAGAACTGCAGTGACGTGGAGGGTGTCGTGGAGGGAGACGACGGACTGTTCGTCTTCAAAGGCACCCCCCCAACTAGTAAGGACTTCGAGGAATTGGGGTTCGTTATCAAGTTGGTCATGTTCAATAACCTGGCTGAAGCATCGTTCTGTGGATTGGTGTTCGATCTCGAGGATAAGTTGGTGGTGACCGACCCTCGGGAAGTCCTGGCTAGCTTTGGCTGGACCAGTGGAAGATATGCTCGCGCCGGCCAGAAAACCCTAGGCGTTCTGCTTAGGTGCAAGGCACTCGCATTGGCACACCAGTATCCTGGGTGTCCAGTGATTTGGGCATTGGCCCAATATGGCCTAAGGGTCACTCGCGATGTTAAGAGAATACATATGTATCGCGTGTTGAACTCCCATAAAGCCATGAGTGGATGGGAAAGGGATCAGATATTGGAAGCACTGCGCGACGAGTCGCGTATTAAGGTCATAGTGCCTCCGATTAATACTAGGTTCCTTGTCGAAAGACTATACGGGATTTCGGTTGAAGAGCAGCTCTATATTGAGCGGTCGCTATTGCTGAAAGAAGATCGTGAACCCATAAAGTTGCCGCTTGTCGTATCAAAGCTACCAGTTTCGTGGACAGAATACTGGGACAAGTATGTAGGTGATGCTGATGACGAGAGACGTCCGTGTTTGTCTCTCAAGAGCACACCAGTGCAACTTCCTTGCGTCCGTCGCGGGGACTGGCTCGTGCCTCCTGACTATCGTGGTCGGGTGTGGCGCTTGCGAGGACCTGTGATGGACCTCACCACCAGGGTCCGGCTCCTTTAGCCGGTCCCGATGCAACAGGGGACTTCTTAACCCCCGGGGCTTAACCGACCCCCCTTTGTGAGGCATATAGAAGCGGGAATGGTCCGCGAAACAAAC